TTAGATAGATTTTAGTGCTTGCTCATAAAATGACGTCGCTTTTTTAGCGTTCTCTTTTGATAAGTGACTGTAAGTGTCCATAGTCATTGAAAGAGTAGAATGTCCTAGGCGGTGTTGCAACTCCTTATAAGGAATACCCGAATTAAGGAGCAAACTAGCATGAGTATGTCGAAAGCCGTGGAAACCTATGTTATTTACCCCAGCGCGTTTAAAATGCGACCTAAGTCGTCCTGCTAATGCTTTATAATTTGGATAGGCATTGATGAAATTAGAGAATACCACTGTTTCAGTCCTACCTAGTTTCCAAGCCTCTTGAGTTTGCTTTCGTTGGTATTTTTTCAGCATGGTTACGGTTTGCTGGTCTATGTCTATATCTCGGTAACCAGCTTTCGACTTTGGACTGTTTAACTTCATATCACAGTTTAAAGTCTTTGTTATATGCACAACCGAATTATCAAGGTCGATATCAGACCATGAGAGAGCTAATGCCTCATTAATACGGCAACCCGTAGCAAGTAAGAACTTGTATAGCGTGATGTCATAATAATTTTTATATTTAGAGTTGTCTAAACTATCAAGGTAGGTAAGAAATTGTTTTAGCTCGTCATTGTTGAAATGCTTAACTTTGGCTTTCTTATCCTTTTGAGTGTTTCGAGGTAAAACAACATTGCTAGCTGGGTTAGTAGGAATAACTTGTAAAACCACGCCATACTGTAATATACGCTTATTAAGGGCGTGAATTTTGTCGTAATGCAGATAAGCGCCAACTTCACCAGTATTTGTACTGTTTGCCAGCTTATTCATAGTGGACTGAATGAGTGGGGTTGTCAGCTTATCCAGTTTAAACTCACCAAATAACGGTAAAACATGGTTGTTTAAGAGCCCTTTTTGTGTGTTTCTTGTATTGGCTTTAACTGTATTTTTGTAGCTATCCCACCATGAGGAAGCCAATTCCTCGTATGTTTCTATTGCTACTTCTTTGTAACGTGTAGATCCATTAGCTTTAAAATCAAATTGTGCTTGTTGGGCTTTAGTCTTGAGTTCTTTCTTTGTCCTAGCGGTTACTTTGGTTGTAACTTTCTTGCCAGTGATTACATCAACACCAAGATATACATTAGCACGATAGACGGTTGAGCCGTCTTTTTTCTTTATCTCGTTAATTTTCATGATAAACCTTTCTAAACATCAGCAGGCAAGCATAAGGGTTTTAGATTGGTTTATCTCGATAATTTATAAAGTGTGTTCGGTATCAATACCTATTGATTTTTTAAAATTTTCGTATGCTTTCCAAGAATGAAAGCCATCACCTAGTTTTGAATAACCCATATATTTTAAATTTATTTTGTTATCCATAACTAAATTAATCAAACGAGAATATTCATCGCTTTTTACATTATTGATATTTAAGTTTGAAATATGGTTTAGAACTGCTTTTATCTCATTGTCACTGATAACGAAATCAAAACTTTTAAGAAAATCAGTAAATTTTTCCTCTACGTGTTTATAGAAAAGTTCGCTAAGTTTTTCCTCACGTTCACTACTTAAAGAAGTATAGCCCCCTTTTCCGTCGCCTATAAATATTTCATCATTATAATAAGGCTCGTATCTATCAACGTAACCTAACAGATACCCTAGGCTAACATTGAAGAACTTTGCTAACTCTTTTGCTTTATTGGCTTTCATCAATGTATCATCTTTTTCCCAACGTGAGATAGTTTTTTCAGATACATTTATCACTTTTGCTAACTCGCTTTGAGTCATATTTTTTGCTTTTCGTAATTCTCTTAATTTACTCATATTCATCACCTTTCTCATTGATTATAACATAAAAAAAGACAAATATGTCCTAACAAATGACATTTTTTTATTTGACAAAGCCTAAAAAAGTCTGTTATACTTCTCTTAAAGGACAAATAAGTCCGTTTAAGGAAAGGAGTATACATCATGACGAAATTAAAAGGTTACCGAGTAATGCTAGGCAAGACTCAGCGTGATATGGCAAAAGAACTAAATATTTCTGTTCAGTCATATAACAATAAAGAGACTGGAAAAACGGCATTCAACGACAAAGAAAAACTAGCTATAAAATCGTTAGTTGCTGAAATCAAGCCAGATATCACTATTGATGAATTATTTTATTAGGAGTATGACAACAAAAAAAGCCTACGAGAGCGACCAAACTACCGAGGCTTTTAACAACTCATAACTAAAACAAGAATGCAGGCAAGCATAAGGGTTTTAGTATCTTAAAAATATACACCATGATTATATCATAATTTTGGTGTCTTGTGTCCCTACTGAGAGCACCACCTCTAAAAACTGGTTTACAAGAATTATGAATTATGGAGAATGTATCATGGCTAAAAAAGAAAACAAAAAACACAATCACAGTTAAACAAAGCAATAAGCTAGGTTTTGAATTGATGAACGTTAGAACTGGTTTGCAAGCACTACGCAACCACGTTAACACTCTTATGCTTGCGAAACACGCTGGGCAGATAATGGGCTACTGTGCTTTGAAACAGATAACTTTCTAGAAACAGTCTTTGATATGATTGAAATTTATTCTAACGAGTTAGATAGGGTTGCTTTTTACCTACTCGAATGCGACAACTCAGAGGAATTAAAAGCATACGAGGCAGAGGAAAAAGGAGAGTAAGTTATGACTACTGAATTAAATTTATCTGCTAGCCAGTTTATTATCCTAGCTATTGTTTTATCGATTGCCGTAACTGTTTTATGGCTTAAGAAAAGCTATTTTCAGCTCGATATAGAGCCTAAAACTGACACCGTGACAGATATAAACACCACGCGCAACGTAGGCACACACTATGGGGCTTATATTCAATCTCAAGGCGATTATAACAACTAGAAAGGCGCGAACAATGACGGAACAAAGAAAAACTTTTATTGATCTATCTGAATATAGGAAAGAGCTTGAGATACTAAATGCAGATCCATTTACGCTTGATGAATTTGCTACGAAAACTATCGAGTTAATAAAGCAACTAGTGAGCGTGGTCGGAACACAACAACAATCTATAGATAACTTAGCTTATATAGTGGAGAAAATAATAGAACTAGAGAGGAGCTAATATGCAAGTTCTAAGTGAAGAATACCAAAAAGAGCTTGCCCAAGGGGTTATATCGGTACTAAATAAAGCTCTAGAGGGCTATTCTAAGCTCGATAAACACCAGTTAGGGTTAATCACCGCCCAGCAAGCAATGGACGAGCTAGGACTTAAATACAACACTCTAAGACGTTGGGAAGAGGCTGGGCTTAAACGCTATCAGCCACCACTCGAGGACACGCGCAAAGTCTATTACCGTGTCAGCGATATTCTAGCGTTCTTAGGCGTGTATAACTAAAAAGGGGGTGACTTAATGCCTATCTATGAAAGTGTAGGTTTTGGTAATGACTTAAATTTATTCGATAAAAAAGCACCCTTTGACTATATCGCAGAATTTAGACCTATGAGAGTGCCACAAGGAGCAAATATAGACGATTTTAAGCGCAATTCAGCCCCCTATTGTATTGCTGGTTGTGTGAAACGAGACGAGAACGGCAACTATAAACGCAATAATGCTAGTTTGGTTTACCGTGACTTGATTTTCTTAGACTATGACGAGCTAGAGGCTAGCACAGACTTTCCTAGCGTTGTCGAAAACGCCTTACATGGCTATTCTTATATCATTTATCCAACTATTAAACACACCAAAGAAAAGCCACGTTATAGGCTTGTGGTGAAGCCTAGCGACAAGATGGACGAGCAGACCTATAAGCAGACCGCAAACGAGATAGCGGAAAAAATAGGGCTACCTTTTGACAGTACAAGCCTAACATGGTCACAGTTACAAGGGTTACCAGTAACCACTGGAGAACCTACTGACTATAAAAAGATTGTAAATAGAGGGCGTGACTATCCCGTAGTAAATACAGTTACGGCTAGCCAAAAACCACACTATCACACACCACGCCAAAGCGGTAATAAAACAATTACCATGCGCGTGCTAGATACCTTATTACATGGCTTTGGTGACGAGGGTGGGCGTAATGTTGCGGTAACTAAGTTTGTAGGGTTACTACTATCAAAATATGTAAAGGCAGATATTCCCACTGCCTATGAGCTGACAATGATAGCTAATAGGGTTACTGATAAACCTTTATCTAGCAATGAGATTGATAGGACTTTTAGGAGTATCTTAACTTCGGAAATGAGAAAGAGAGGTATAGAGCCATAGAAAAAGAAGAATTACAAGAATTTGAAGACAAATTATCACAAGTTGACCAGTCTTTTTTTGGACCTACCTTTAGAACTAAAAAAGGCAGAGGGGGTGAAGAATATGTCGCTAGCAGTCCCTACAATGTCAGTAAAGTTTTTGAATTTCATGACAATATCTTTAAAGGTATTAAATACAATGAATTTGAAAGAACTATTGAAATCACAAAGACACTCCCTTGGTCTAAAGAAAAGGGGTTATGGACAAGCGAGCAGACAAACCTTTGTATCGCCTTTATTGATGAAAATTATAGGTTTACACCTCGAAAAGAACACATAGAAGTAGCCGTTACCGCGTTGGTTAAAAAGAACACCTATCACCCCATTAAACAACGCATAGAAAGCCAAGAATGGGATGGTAAATCACGAGGGGAGCGCTATTTTATCGACTTATTAGGGTGTGCTGATAATTCTTATAACAGAGAAATAGCTAAGGTATGGTTGACGGGGCTCATGGCTAGGGTTTATCTCGAAAAAGTTAAGTTTGAAGTTGTCCCTATTTTAATTGATAAAAGGCAAGGGACTGGGAAAAGTACAGTAACTAAGCGATTACTTCCAGACTATCACACCGACTCAGAAATAACGTTTGGTAAACGTGATAGCGATTATCAAAAAATACAAGCTAATGCCATTATTGAATTAGGGGAACTAAAAGGGATGTCAAAAGCAGAAATCGAAACCGTTAAAAGTTTTATTTCTTCGGATAGTGACACTTATCGCGATCCTTATGAGCGTAAGGCTACCCCACACCCTAGGCATTGTGTCTTTATCGGAACGGCTAACAAGAAATCTTTTCTTAAGGATAGCGGAACAGAAAGACGTTTCTTCCCTATTGAGTGTGGTGTTAACGACGTAAAGCAACACCCTATGGATATTGAAGAAGATTACTTCTTACAAGTACTTGCTGAGGCGAAAGTTTGGTTTGATAAAAAAGAGCCACTCACACCATCTAAAAAGTTAATGGATGAGCTGACTGATATTCAAGAAAATTATAAGGTCGAAGATGTGGATAAAGAGATCATTAAGCAATTACTAAATGAATTTAAAATCGTTGAGGGTTGGGATAGTCTTTCACAGTATGAACAACGCCAATATGTTTTAAAACAACTTGGAGAGCCACTAGATGGTGGCGTAAAAACATATAGCGATTACCCAGCTGTACAGACAGATAGTCTAATTCAATTCACAAGCCCCAACCATATCGCCTACCTTGCTTTCAATCAAAACCCAAACCAAGGGGGGAAAAACTTGATTTCTCAAAAAATACGCGACTTTTTAGATAATGACGAAGGATGGAGAAAGGGAGAAAGACCTAAACAAAAAAGATTGTTTAAAGGTGGTACTCCAGTATCTTACTATGAACGAATTTAAAACTACACAAAAACTACACAGAAACTACAACCAATACTACAACCAAAAAGACTGGTATTATAGGCTTTATACTATATTGTAGTTTTAGTAGTATTAAATATTATAGATAATAATATATAGATATGTGTATAGCGTGTAAAAATAAAAGTCTTTTGCCAAAAATAAAACTACAAAAACTACAAATAGACCTAAACCCTTGATACTACTGGCTTTTTCAAGTAGTTTTACTTGTAGCCATTAAGTTCTTTAAAACTAAAACTACAAACTTTAGAGAAAAATATAACCTTCTAACTAATCATACCGCTTAAGAAAGGATATCAAAAACAATGAAAATTAAACTATTTACAAGAGAACTCGTACCAGACGGAACTAATGGACTTGGTTTTCAAGCGTTTAAACCAGAGCCAGATAAAGAGTTTGAAACTCGTATCAATGATTTTATGATTGATAAAAACATTGTAAGTGTGCAAAGCCTAAAGGATAGTGTCTTTGTAACTTATACTGATTAAGTAAAGGAGAACAACCATGATACTTAAGACGCATTCAGATAATGCAGTAGCATTCACGTTTAAACATGAGTTTGAAACTATGGAATCACGCGCAAACTGTTTCCACTGCTACCCTTGGTTACATGATCGGAACGTATGAACAACCGACAATAGAGATAACAATTAGCAAGAACGAGGACAACAACGCCTATACAATGCTTATTGAGTATGTATCATATAGCCAACCTATCTGAGCCATTCAACCGTGTTTGTGATAGCTTTGAGAGCTATTCTAAGGGTTGCAGTGAAGCATAACTAATGAAGCGCTTGGGTTATCTGAGCGCTTTTAAAAACTTGAAAAAACCTGATATAAAACGCCCTAATTGTTGGAAAATGTTGGTATAAAACACAACTATATTATTGGAAAATATGGGAATGGGAACCATAAATGTTAGAAAATACTAGAATATAAAAGTATATAGTGGCGCGTGGTATAAGAATGTTGAAAAATGTTGATATAAAACACCCCTATAATGTCCATAGCACGCCCTATACAAAGAATAGTCCGGGGGATACCACTCGGGCTATTTTTAAATTGCACCCCCGCCCCTATATTGCCGTCTGGAGAGCCACGACAAGGTATTGTCTTACGTCACGCGTAATTTTGAGGGTTTTTTATAGGGTGTCTATACCAATTAAAAAAAGCCCCTCTTTTCGAGAAGCTTGATTTTATTTTTTCAAATAATAATTTTGCTTGTTAGCGTTCCAGATGGCTACAATTTCTGTACCCTTTGAGATATTTTCTTTATCATCAGACGTATGCACCAAGTCACCATTTTCGGCATCATCTAGTGCTAGTTGTTTTTTGATGGTTTTAAATAAACCACCGTAGCCAAGTTGTCTTTTTCGATATAAACCGTTATATAAATCATCAACAACTTGCTTATTTTCAATATCAAGCTTAATCAGCTTAGTTGGATATTTTGCGGTTTCAAGAATAGCACCTTTTACCCCTTTGCCTTTCTCTTTGACTGCCCCCACATCAACCACAGGGGCATAATCAACTTTCAATGATTGAGACCAAAGATTACCCCACTCTTTTTGAGTGATATAATCTTTTTTTGACTGAAAATAACTCGGTCTCACCATCATCAAAACATGTATTGTGTGGGTGATAGGTATTATCATTTTCGTTATGAGTGACTTCGACTCAAGAAATGCTAGCATCTGAACCAAACCACACTCAAACTTAAGGCTTTTTATTCCATGGTCTATTTGACAACAAGGAACCTAGGTCGTTAGTCTTTGGTTTGTCGTTCATAGGCGAAGGATCATTTACCAGCTTTCGGTAGGCCAGGGTGATAATCATCGTATTCCATCTGAGAGATCTCACCATTGTTTAAGGCCTGTTGAAGCAAATAACCGTAATCATCCGTCACCCCAGGATTGATCTCGGGAAATTTTCCCCGTTGCGTAGCAGCACTGAAGCCGGTCCCAACTGTGATTTTTGGCGGTGCCGGTAAATATTTTAGAAAATCTGCTACTCTTCCCTCAAAAATATGAGCAAAACGGCGGTGTTGCTGGTTTTTTAATTGTAGCTCAAAGGCACCATCAGGAGCGCCACTGATAAAGCTACTGCTAGCGATGTCCGCCAAAGGGATCACTTCATGTTGGAGGAGATGATCGATTTGTAATGCTTGAGAAGTCAAGGTCAAACAACCTTCACCGTTAGGAGCATGATACCGGAGTATTTTGATTATTATCATGTTTGTCATCTCCTTACTAAACGAATAATAAAATCAGCCCAATAATGGCTACGGCTAGAATGGCACCGGCAAAGATCAACTCGCCTTTGGTCATCGGTTTTTCCGTAGGGGCAAATTGATGACGTGCTAGTAGGAAGAAAGGAATTCCTAAAGCATAGATGATAAAGGAGATCGTCGTGTATCGGATCCCAGCGGCATAACCCATAAACAAGATCCCTAGTAGGGCAAAGATCCCGGTAGTCAAAGCTCGTTTGCGGCTAATGGTTGCTACAGTAGGCCAAGTTTCATCTTTCCAAGCAGTCTTGACTAAAAAGAGCATCGAAATCAAATAAGGCGGTACCGTCATGGTTCCCACGATGTTCAGCATTGAATTGAAAGCATGCCCTAAGAAATACGTGGAAATCAAGATCACCTGCATCACGATGGTGGAAGCCATCAGTGAAAACGAAGGAATCTTGTGTTTATTTTCTTGTGCAAATTGTTTTGGGAAATTTCCCGCTTTAGCAGCGGCATAAGGCATTTCTGATAACATCAAAGTCCATGTCAACCAGCTAGATAAAACGGCAATGATCACACCAAAGGTAATAACCAAGCGGCCAGTGACCCCGATTTGCGTTTCCAATAGTTGTGCAGAAGATGGAGCGGTCATATTGGCGATCTGGCCATAACTTGCGATCCCCAAAGGCAGTAATGAAGCAGCGGCGTAAAGCAATAGGCATAACAAGAAACCGTATTTCGTGGCCTTCACAACATCCTGAGGGCTGCGGGACCGATCAGAAAGAACCACGGCTCCTTCGATCCCACCGAAGACCCACAATGTCGTCATCATGGTATTTTTGACTTGGTCTAATAGGCTACCTAGACTCTTATCTTGAAGTTGTGGTAAGGCTTTGTCTGCCAGCATATTCACATTGAAAGTACTCCATTTGAAATGGATCGCCATCACGACGAGGAAAATCGTCACAGAAAGCAACATGCCCAAAGTCCCCAACATATCTACCCAGCTGGCGCCTTTGATCCCTTGATTGATCAAGATACTCATCAACCATAAGATGATGGAACCGCCGATGATGGCTGCCACCCTTTTCCCCCCATTGAAGGTGCTAGGGAAAAAGGTGTCGATGGTTGACATCAATAACACAGCATAGGCGACATTGGCAAAACACTCACATATCCAATAACCCCAAGAAACAAAGAATCCAGCAAAGCGGCCAAAGCCGGCCCCTGCATAAAGATAAAGGCCAGTTTTGTATAATGGAAATGCATCTGTCAAGATCATAAAACTTCTAGCAATAAACCAAATGATCAATCCAGTCAAGATCCATGAGAGGATCTGCCCGATCTGGCCAGCGTTGATTGCCATATTTTGCGGTAAGTCATAGATACCTCCCCCCACCATTGCCGATAGGACAAAGGCGATCAGACCCAAAACGCCAACCGTATTCTTTTTGCTAGTATTTTTTACATTTTGTTCATCCAAGTTGCTCACTCCCAATCTTCAGATTAATATTTGATCTGATCATTAGCTGTCAAGGAGGTGTAATTCATCGCATCTAACCAGTCAGGCAGAGACAAATGTTCCAAAATATCAAAACAACCGTCAGGATCCGTTATGTCTCCTCCAGGGATTGCATCGACTGGGATGGCAAAATAAGGGCCGACGGTGATGGCATTGCCGATTTGATTTGGTTTCATCATGGCATGGGCAAAGCCAATATATGTTCTTGCGAAGCGAACATGGCTATCTTGTCCACATTCTGCAATGGATTTGGCAATCGCTTTGCGACGAGTATCCAGCCAAGCGATCAAATCAGCTTCGTTATCATTTTTCGTCCAAACACCCGCGTCTTCTATGAACATATCTGAATCAATAGTACCATCTGCTGCAAAGGAGATAGCAATCGCTGACCAGACACCATAGCCTTCACCGGCTTGGAAAGGTCGATCCTCTTGGGGGCGATATGCAGTCACACCTTTGTTAGCACAAACCACCATGGCGCCAGGAACTAAATTGTGACGACGATCTGACTCGGTGCCAAAATATTCTACTAAGGCATCTTGTAATGGTTTGGCATCATAGATCGGTAATTCTGATCCATCCCATTGGGGTTCCACGAACAAGGGTTTCTCTTCATCAACGGCAGGATTACGGAGGATATCATAACCTAACGTCACCCCTTGAAGACCAGTGAAAGAAGAGGCAGTTTCCATATTGATTTGACCGATATAGGCATTTTTTGCTTCAGCCCGGTCGTAAGAAACGATCCCATCAAGAACCGTATCATCAGTTTTATCGCGAACACCTGCATCGACCTTTAAACCAGCCACATAGCCAGTCCCGATGTTCCCAGGTTCAGAATAGCCTCGTGAGTATTTCTTATAAGGAGATAGACAGATACGATTGATTCCGAACTCTCTTAATTTTTCTGTTGTTGACATAACAAATCATCTCCAATCACATAAATTTTATTATATGTAAAGAATAGCACTTATAGAAAAAATAACCAAAAGAAAGCACTCGGTTTTTAATATCAGAAATGTAAAATAAAGGTTAAAGTCATCAAAAAAAGGAGTGAGCGAAAACCACGGGATAAAGGAAGATGCCCTAAAACCCCTATAAAAAGCCCGTAGCACGATTTTAGAACGTGGGTGGTATAATAAAAACCCTAGAGACGATTAAAAACGACCCCCCGGCCCCTTCTCGTGCTTAGGAGAGCCACGACAAGGTGTTGTCTTACATCACGCGCAATTTTTCACAGTTTTTATAGGGTGTCTATATCAATTTATCCTAAGATTTTCGCTATAATAGAATTACTTAAAAAAGCACGTATTTTTCTGTATCAATTACGAATAGCATAGGAAGGGAGAATAATATAATGCTGACCTATGATGAATTTAAAGAGGCTATGGACAAGGGTTTTATTAAAGGTGATACTGTCCAGATTGTCCGAAAGAATGGTAAGATACATGACTACGTTTTAGACGGTGAACGAGTTGAGCCACACGAAATATTAAGCTTAGAAAAGGTATCGGATATAATAAAGGAGTTAGCGGACGAGTTAGGCGTTAGTAAGACATATATAGAAAAAATCATACGAGTAGTCAATATTCATTCAGAACTACTCAAAAGATGA